TTTAACACCTTCAGAACAAGCATTGCTTTCTGAAGAAGAAAAAGCTATAAGATTAAGACAAAGGGGAATGGCGTAATGGACGAAGAATTTGAATCATTTGTAGTAACTAATCCAGATATAGTAGATCCAGGTATTGATGTGTCTGGTTTAAGAACAACTACAGATGCAAACATATTAGGGAATATTACAGATTTTCCTGGCATACAATACGAAGCATACAATCCTAGTAGATTATCTGATCTTATGAGATTGTATAGTGGAGGTTTTCCAATGTTAAATACAGACACAGCACAGATACCAGGAGCTGTAGACACATTAGTAGATGTAGGTGAAGGTGGAGGTGGAAGTGGAGCAACACTACCTGGATTTGATGTCGATAGTCCAAAAAATACACAATTTGAACAAAATTTATTAGATCAAGGTATTGGAGTACAAGGTGCAGTAGGTGATCCTGTTGTAGCACCGGGTGAGATGCCATTAACTCAAGATGATTTTGATGCGTTTAATGAAATAGCAGTGACACCTAATTTAGATGACATTGATTTAGGTAATCCATTAAATGATCCAAGAGTTGTTTCAGAGGAACAAGGTTTAGTTGGTGGTATACCTGACAGAAATAGAGGAATGATAGGGCAAACAACTAATGTTGTGGATGATATTGATTTAGGTAATCCAACAGGTGATCCAAGAGTTGTTTCAGAAGAGTTTGGACTAGTAGGCACACCATCTTATATAGATCCTATTATGGACCCTAACTTAATGTCAATAAGACAACAACAAACTTTAGAAGCACAAGATTTAGACGCACAAGGTAATCTTTTACAATCTGGTATAGATAAAATTAAAAGTGTAATTCCAGATTTTGATCCAATTAAAGTTGGTGCAAGATTAGCATTTAATACTATTGTAGGTAAGCCAGTAAGTTTAGTTTTTGATTTATTACAAGCAACTGGTCTTGAGGGTGGCCGTGGAACATTTGCAAATGAACTTGGCGATGAGTATGGAATGGATGACATTGGAAGATTAACAAGTGGACCAATGGCTGGATATGCTCCAAACTCTATGTTTGGTGATATTGTTGAATCTGCACGAGAGAGAATTGATAATATTCAAAATAGATCTGCGCCACAAACAGAAGCTAGTATAAAAAAAATAGAAGAACTTAATGATTTTATCCAAAAAGCAACTTCAATAAAAACTAAACAAACTGCACCGCAAGAAGATATAGGAAGTGTGCCTGAAGACATTACAACTGGTGTTGACCCTGTAACAGGAGATTTACCTGGTGGTGGAAATATTGTAGATGAATTTGCACCTAGTGATATTCAAGCTACAGATCCAAGTTTAGATATACCTGATAGAGGACGAGGTGATGATGGTAGTCAAGATACAACTGATACAGATCCAGCAGATGATTTTGAAGTTTCAGGAGATATTGCAGATGTTGGAACAGCTATGGACTTAATAGGTCCTACACCAACTCCACAACAAATACCTGATCGAAATAGAGGTGATGGTGGAGGATCAGGTGCAGTGTCAGACGCACAAGCAGCAGCTAATCAAGATGCAGCTAGAGGTGGTCAATATGGTGGAAGCGGCAATGGGGGGTCATCAGGCGGTGGCAAGATAGTTTGCACTATGATGAATGAGTCTTATGGATTTGGATCATTTAGAAATAAGATTTGGTTAAGACACTCAAAAGACTTAGCACCTGAATACCAAAAAGGATATCATAAGATATTTTTACCACTTGTAAAATTATCTAAAAATAATAAAGTTTTAAAAACAATGTTAGAACATATAGCAGTGCATAGAACGATTGACATTCGACAGGAATCAAGAGGCAAGGTGCATTTATTGGGTAGAGTATATAGAAAAATACTAGAACCTATTTGTTATTGGGTAGGTAAACATGCCAAAAGATAACGCTTTACAAAGAATAGAATCACACGAAAAACTTTGCCGTATAATGCAAAAACAAACTTACGAGAGAATGAATCAACTACAAACTCAAATAACTAGAATAGAAAGAATACTTCTTGTATCTATGGGTTCTGTTATGACAGGTATGGGTGGTGTGATTGTAGTGTTGATACAAAAATTGTAGCGCTCATACGTAAGTCCTACTTTTTCCTATATCCAAGCTTTTAATTCTTCTCCCATAACTTGACTTGCAATATTAACTTTTTTACGTAATGCTTTTACAATTCTTTCATCAACAGTATCTTCACAAATTATATCAATGTATGTCATAGGTTTTGTTTGACCTATTCTATCTATTCTAGCTTCTGACTGTTGACGTTTTTCTAAATCATAACCATTAGAATAATAAATCATATTGCTAGCTGCGGTAAGTGTAATACCATAGCCACCTGTTTGTGGTGTACCAATAAAAAACCTACACTTGTCATCTTCTTGAAAACGTTTTATGTTTTGTTGTCTTTCATCTTGTGGTGTCAAACCATAGTAGTCTACAAAAGAATCAGGACCAAACTCATCAACAATAGCTTTTATTATTTGTCTTACATCACTTTGCCAGTGGGCCCAGATAACAACTTTACCCTCTATCTCATCTAAAACATTTACAAGTTCATCGAGTCTATTACTTTTTATTTCCTGTGTTGTACCATCATCAGATTTAAAATGACCACAAGTTATTTGTTGTAGTCTCATTAACTGTGTTAATGCATTTGCAGTAGTAATCATCTTACCATTCATAATAGCAAGCGCTTCTTTTTTCATCTGTTGATATACTTTGTGTTGATCTGGTGTAAGTTGAACTACACGTTTCATAAAAGTTTTTTTAGGTAAATCCAAACAATCATCTTTTAATACACGGTAAGAAAAATTTTTTAACTTTTCTGACAACTCACCAAGATTACGATAACCAACTACAATCTGTACAGATCTACCACCAAAGTTTGCAGTTTTCATTACTGCATATCTAGTTCTAAAAGAGTAATAAGAATTATGGTCCAAGAGCCAAGGATCAAGGAACTCACATTGTTTATATAAATCTAGTGGTGATTTTGTTACAGGTGATCCTGTAAGTATTCTTTTGTATTTTGCATTAACACCAAGAGATACAATGTTTTTTGTACGTTTAGCTTCTGGATTTTTTATTGTAGTAGACTCATCTATAGCCATCATGGTGTCATGTGAGTTTATAAATTTAGCTGCAAAATCTACACCTTTTTTAGTTGATAAAGCTTCTACATTCATACATAAAATATGCAGATCTGTGCCTGTTTTAAACAATGTGTCTAAATTTTGTTGTTGTTGTTTTGTAATATTTGCTTGCCACAATACGGACACTTTTTCTATATGATCTGGTAAGTGTGTAGGTATTTCTGAACTATACCAGTTTTTGTATACACCTTTTGGTGCCACAATTAAGACACCATTGATTTTGCCTTTGTCATATAACATAGCAACATTATCTATTAATACTTTAGATTTACCTGTACCCATTTCCATAAAATATGCATAAGCTTTTTTCTCCCAAGACAATTCTAATGCTTTGAGTTGATGTGCGTATGGCTTAGTTTTAAATTTGTATTTCATATTATCTTCTTCTTTCTAATTGACAATCTATCAAATATGAAATAGAAGTCAAGCATGAAAGAAAATATAGTTTATGTAATTCAAGAAATACCGGGAACTAAAGAAGGCAATCCTAGAATAAATATTATGGGTGCTTCTGAGTATGGTGAGTTTAAATTTTTACTTCCTGAGTTATCACAAATTATTTTTTCACCAGGACCATTAATATATAAATTAAGATCTTTGTTAAAAAATTTTACAACTAAAGATTATTTACTACTTACAGGTGATCC